GGTGCAATGACTGGACAAGAGGCACTTGCCGCGTTCTTCAAAGGCGTTGGCGATCACTTTATGGATATGGCAGCCCAAATGATCGCCAAACTCATTGAAATTTATATCCTTAAAACTGTACTGGGATTTATTTCAGGTTCAGCAGGTGGCAGTCTTGAAAATGCAACCGCAGCTGCGGGCAAACTAAATCCCTCAGTCGGATTTGGAGCTGGAACTATTCCAAAATTTGCCGACGGCGGCATGGTTACCCGCCCCACGCTCGGAATGATCGGCGAAGGTGGCGAAACCGAATACATTATCCCCGCCAGCAAGATGCGTGGCGCCATGAATCGCTACGCCGCCGGTGCCCGTGGATCCGCCGTAATTCCCGCAGGTGATGGCGGTGGCGGTGGTACTGCCACGATGGTTGCCGCCCCAGCTGCTATCGACGTTCGCTACACGGTGGAGCGCATCAACAGTGTGGATTACGTTACGAACGATCAGTTCCAGCGCGGGATGCAACAGGCAGCTGCACAGGGCGCTGCACAAGGCGAACGCCGTGCTTTGACTACCCTGCGGCAAAATACCACGCAACGTAAGCGGATCGGGCTATGAGCGACACCCTTGCTTTTGCTCAGTACATCACCCTTCGCACAGAGCAATCCACCAGCGGCTACAACTTTCAAAATTACTGGGTCAACGAAGACGCAGCCTTTAACGACGGCAATGGTCAACTAACCTACGGCTTCATGCCATTTGCGTTTAGCGGCACAACAGTTAGCAAAGCGGGCGATAACCAACCCGCCACCCTCGTTTTCCCCAATAACGAACTCAGTCGCGGCTGGGGTCAGAGTGCTGTTGAAGACCGCTGGATCGCCAATATCCGCACGGTGCTCGTCAATCCCGACGACAAAACTGCGACCACAATGATTACTCGGTACGTTGGACAGATCGTTTCAGGCAAGTGGAACAACAACAGTTTGGCGCTAGAGACGGCATCGGTATTTGACGCAGTGGGCAGCGACGTACCACGCAAGCGCCTTACGAAACAACTGGTGGGCAGTCTTCCTGTTACGTCCAACATCCGCGTGGCGTGATTGATCTGATCGGCAGACCGTATCGTCTCGGTGCAGACGGCACAGATCCTGATGGCGCCATGGACTGCATCCATCTGGTTTACACAGTGCTGGATCGTCTGGGCATTGCCACGCCAGTGTTTGACCCAAGCTGGTATGACGGCAACAAAACTCAAATTTTGCGGGCGTTGCTGAGCTGGGGCGTCAGGATTGACCGGCCCCAGTACGATGGAGACGTATTACTGTTACCGCAAACAGCGGCTACGTTCGCGGTCAGCTGGAGTCAAGGATGCCTTTACATCAACCAGCACCTGAAGGCGGTCGCATGGTGCCCTTTGCTGGAACACCCCAACAGCCGTTACTTCCGTATGAAAAATATCTAATTGAAGCCTTAGGTTGCAGCGAAGAAGAATACAGAAGTTTTGCAGTAACAGTTATTAAACAGCAAAAAGAGCGTAGTAGTTACTACAGTCATATTCCCGATATTAGATGTGATCCGGCTACGTTAACGGCAATAGGTGTAAGTCTGCTTATCAGCGGTATTACGACCGCCGCAGCCTATTTGTTAACGCCTAAGCCAAAACAGTTTGATTTTGATCGGCGTCAAACAGGTGGTTCACGTCAACTTGGTAGTGCCACGGGCACTGAGATTTTCACTCCATCTTATGGCTTCGATAGCGCCCAAGATCTTGCCGCCTACGGCAATGTGGTGCCGATTGTCTTCACGCGCCAAAGCACTCAAGTCAACTCTGACGGGCAAACCTATACCAGCGGCGGCGTACTCATTTCCCCTGCACTGGTTTGGTCTCGCATCAAAAGCTGGGGTTCGTTCCAAATTGCCGAGTTGATTGTTCTTGCGGCGCAGGGTCCAATGGACCGCCCTGATCTTGCTGGCATTTTTCTTGGTAACGCTGCACTAGACAGTATCTATGACAATTACTTTGACTTCTACTGGAACAACGGTTCGTCAGCCAATGGCAGCCGCCTTTATGTACTGAACAAGCGTTATGGCGCCCTATCGATTGAGGATGGTCAGCCACCAACAAACGAGGCATTTTTAGCACCAACCCGCGAAGGTTCTGGGCAACCCGCATTTTCTGGCACATTTACGCCAACATCTCAAACACGTTTTGGCGTCTATACCGGCATCCCCAATGGCACACCTGTACGACCTGATTGGCGCGTAGTTTCAGTGTCGCCGGATGCACCACAAATCGATCAAGCGTGGACGGAAGTACAGCGTTACGTTGATCCCTACAAGCAACGCGAACATCCTTTCGGCGGCTGGCACGACCGCGTTAAATCGGGTATGCCTGGGACAGGACGCAACTACGCTAGCCGCATTGGAATAATTCAGCACACCAGTGCTATCACAGGCACGGTGACCACCCATACTCATACCGTCAATACTGATACATTTGGCGAATATTGGACTAATCTCACTAAAGAAGTAACTGTCAACAAAAACGATATTATTATTATACTGTTGGGCAAGAATCGACAAGATTTTACAGCTTGGAAAAATGATCGTGATAATCGCAACGAGTTTAAGTTTGAAGATTATGATGTTGATTTAACAGATATACGCTCCCGAATAGATGCTGAAATGTCGCGTTATGATCAACTATTTGATCGTGGTGCAACATTTATGATCGGTCGTTCAACTTGGCAGGTTATTGAACGTCCTAGTGATCGCTATAATCCCGAGATACACAGTGACAGCGGTTATCGCATCAAGCTCAAGTGCATAGAGGGCTGGAGCGAAGCAAATCGCCAAATCGGAATTGTTTCTGAAGCCGTCATTACCGTTAAAGACTATATTCCTAATGCAGATATTAACGAAGGTTTTTACCCCATCCTCAAGTACGAACTTGGAACAATACAAAATACTCGTCGTTGTGATGTGACGGAGATTGGCATTAAATCTCAAGTTTGGGTGCGTTTTAACGGTATTACAAACTTTAATACCATCCCTACTCCCTTCAGTCTTGCCGAACAAAATAGGAAGCGGATTAACTTAACAGAAGGCAAACTAACGGGTTACGCGCCACGGGCATCAATATTTGCATTGGATGTACGTCCTAGCGATACTGAAGATGTGCGTGAGCTAAACCGTAACGAGGGCTGGGTCAATCTTGGGCCGTATTTATTCGCTGTGATTGGTGATTCACCAATTGATCTGTATTCTTTTATGCGTATTACACATCCTAAACGCGGTCAATTTGAATATCGTCTACGTCCATTTAATAGTGCTATACCGGTCATCCAAAACGGCGGCAATTTTGACGTATTTTCGTTATCCGGCGGAAAAACACCATATAAGCAATGGACCTCGGATACCCCATATGGAACATTCTCTATCGGTGGACGCGGTGAAATAATCAAGATACAAGACTTCTTTACTCATCGACAAATGGCAGTTGTGCCTGAAGATCCAACAACAGGAGAAAACTTGGTAGAAAAAATTACTTATGGATATAACAAGCCCGATATTGACCGAATCGATGTAGTTCTTAATAGTGTTACCTGTACGCAGCCCGCCCTTAACAGTAATTATGCAGTTGGCGATCCTTGCGCGTGGAATACCCTCAGCAATATCATGTCTATTTTCTTTGACGAAGATCCTTATTTCGATAATTTACCTGTTGGTGCACGCAGAGTAAAAAGTGGCTGGACATATACACGCGAGTCCAATCGAACAGTAAATATGCAAATTACCGTTGAAGCCTTTGAACAAAGTCTTCCATCAACACCACGTAACCGCTGGTGGCGGATTGTTGAAACTGACGTACATTCTTTTACCGGTAACTGGGCAAATGGTGATGTATTCACCAAACACGCAAGCAACGTATCTGGTGTTCAATTCGGCTTTCAGTATACTGTTGTGATTCCAACTATGTATGTTGAACAGGTTAGTTCTGCTACCCGCTTATTTCAACAATATAGTGGTGTTGCGGAGGTCTCTCATTACGGCGATCTAATAACACGTAGTTGCGATCAAAATCCAGAACACGAAATTATCTACGTTAATGAATCACTCTCCGAAGATATATTACCAAAGTATCAAACTTGTGCTGTTGGAGGTTTGCGGCTTCGCTCCAGCAATAATTTTCAGCAGCTAGATCAAATACGCTGTTACATGAAAAATGGCTTGGAAGTAGAACGTTTGATTGACAATGATATTGAAGCCAGCAATCTGCTATCCGATCTCACTTGGTATTTGTTTACTAATATTGATACTGGTGCTGGAAACATAGTGAATAGTGATTTATTGGATAAATCCGCGCTAATTACAGCAGGGCATTATCTCCGCGCCAATCGTTTATTTTTTGACGATGCTATTGCTGAACCAATCAACCTGCGTAGTTGGTTAGCACAAATTGCTCCATCCGTCTTGTGCTTTACTTCGCTGAAAAACGGCAAATTTAGCTTAGATCCGGCGCTGCCTTACGATAGCAACTACAATATTGATCCCAACGGAGCAATAAAAATTGCCGGTATGTTTACCGAAGGCAACATGATTGAAGACTCCTACGAACTGAATTGGCTGGAACTTGAAGAGCGCAAAATGTTCCAAGCTGTTGTTCAATATAAGCGCAGTGATTCCAACCGCTTCCCAGAACAACGTACAGTCGTAGTACGTTATAGCAGCAATGATGCAGGTGAGCTGCCACTTGAAGAATTTACTTTTAATCATATCACCGGCGATGAGCACGCAATTCGGGTGGCGCGATTCTTTCTTGCTCTCCGCAAACACGTCACCCACAGCATCACCTTCAAAACATTGCCTTGGGGTTTGCGTCTTGAGCCTGGAGCGTTTATCCGTGTTTCATCCCAATCCAGCCCGTATAATCCCGTCAATAACGGCATCGTCAAAGCTGACGGCACTGTCATCGCAGTCAATACCATGACCGATGGGACTTATGACGTGTACTACTGGGACCGCACCAAGGACTATGTGGAGCGCGGCAATCTCGTTATCAGCAACGGCGTGGCAACTAATTTCCGCGACTCAGTATTCTCCGTCATCAACGCCTATGCCACCAACGAGGTGTATCAGATCGAAGCTCTAGACGTAGATACTGACGGGATTGTGACGATTAAAGGCAGTAATTATCCAGTAGACTCAAGTGGGCGTAGTCTTATCGCCCGTGACGTTCTTGACGTTGATGACGCTTTTGAGGTGATCGGAGGCAACGCTGACTAATGGCCTACCCAACCCATAAGCCCACATCGCGTAATTTTTCCGCTGGCGATTATTCGTATAAAACTTTCAAATCTCAATCTGGCAAGGAGATACGGATTTTGTACGGCGACAAACGCACTGGCATGACACTAGACCTATCTTACGAAAATATGACAGACAGCGCCGCTGATGATTTTGTTGCCCATTATGACGAAGTGAAAGGCGGTTTTGATACTTTCACGCTGCCAAGCGAAGTTCGCTCCGGCTGGACTGGTACATCTTCGGTAATTGACGTATCGACAGGCAATAACTGGCGTTATGAATCCCCGCCGTCAATTACAGCAGTGCGACCCGGATTCAGTAGCGTTACAGTGAAGCTGGTGGGTGTCCTCTAATGACTAAGGTCTACACAGGTCGTGACGGTCGTTTGTTACTTGGAAACAACACGCTCGTCAAAGTAACAAACTGGACTCTGCAGGCAGATCTTGAAACACTAGAGTGTACTACATTAGGCGATAACCAGCGAAATTACGTGCCTGGTGTCCAGTCCTTCAGTGGTTCCGCTTCGCTACTGTACTATATTGATACAGATAACACCAATGATGCCAGCACATTGCTGCAAAAACTGGTGCGTACTAGCGGCGTCACCACTTCCGATACGGTTAGTTTGACATTACGCCTAACTGATGGCAGCACCAATAACGACGTAACCTTAACTGCATACATTACTAGTGTTTCGATTGGTGTTTCAGTCGGCGAAGTGGTATCCGCCCAGATCTCATTCCAAGGCACTGGCGCCTTAACCACCGCGAACTTATAATGAGCGTCTATCTCGGGAATTTTGGATTAGTTGAACTACGGCGCACTTCCGACGCCGCTAATAAAACGTCTGTTGTCAACACCGGCGATGTAAATGTTAGCCGGCGTCGTTTCAGCTTTGATTTTGACGCCGGTTTTCTACATAGTGGCGATCAAATAGAAATACGCAGTACAAATGGTGCGAATCTTGACTTTATCGCTGCCTCGGGCTGGGTCATCAATGCAGTTCAAAATGCAGGCCATTTTTACATTAGTGTTGATGAACTTGGCGGCATCCGCTTATACGATACCTTCGATAAAGCCATTGAAGGCCTGCAGTCTCAAGCAATTGTCCTAACTGCAATCGCGACAGATATTCCAATTGCAGTTCGCATAACGAATAGTATTCCGCGCATTTTAGCACAATGCACATACTTTGAGCTGAACACCAACCGCGAAGCCGTTGACACGACTGCTTTGGGCGATGAATTTCGTTCACAGTATTCTAGTTTAATTAGTGGTAGCGGTAATTTTCGAGCTTTTTGGGAGTATCTACCCTCTTACACCAAGCAAACTGCTGCAGAATCTGCTAATTATTTACTCCAATTAGCAATCCGCACTGAAGTAGGCAGTAAATTTAGCGCCAAATTTTATTTAAAGGTTGGCAGTGAAGACGGCACCAAAACCACATTTGACGATGAAATTTGGTACGAAATTGATGGCATTGTGACGCAAGCCGGTGTCAATTTTTCTCCTGATAGTGCCGTTGAGATCAGCGCCGATTTTGTGACGACCGGACCGATCAAATTGTTAGCCAAAACCATTCCATCTGACAAACTACTACAGGAAGATGCTGGTGACATGCGCCTGGAACAAGATTCATCAGCATCGTTGTTGATGCAGGAAGACATTGCGTGAGACAGCTAAGCTAGGTGGTAACAGTGCCCTGTCGGCTTAAGTGGTATGGCTGACCTTCGGATTAGCGAGTTAACGGCCCTAGCAGGTGCCAACCTCGCCGCCGGCGATTTACTACCAGTTGTTGATGTCTCCGCAAGCGAGACCAAAAAAATCACAGTCACCGACTTGGTTGGCAATGCCACCACGCTGATTGCCGATGCCACCATCCCAAGCGCCAAGGTGCTGTTTGGTGCCGGTTCGATTGTTGCTGCCTCACTGGCGACCGACGCTGTTACCACCGCCAAGATCCAAAACGACGCGGTAACTGCCGCCAAACTGGCCGACGAATCCACGGTTGATCTGGTCACCACGCTTCCAGGCAGTGGCGCCTTCATTGGTCAGATCGCCCTTGATACCGACGACAGCAACGCTTACATCTGGAACGGCAGCTCATGGGTCAGCTTCAAGGCTGCTGGCTCCATTGGTTCTGTTGTTGGCAGCACTGCTGGCACCATCAACATTGTTGTTTCCACTAGCGGTAATGACGTAACAATTAGCGCCACACTGGATAATACGGGCGCCGCTGCTCAATTCCTTGCCGGTCCTAGTGGTTCTGCTGGCGCCGTTAGTTACCGCACGATCACCAGCTCCGACCTGCCTACTGCTACCACCAGCAACAAAGGTGCGGTATCGGTCAACGGCAATGGTCTGACGCTGAGCGGCGACGAAATCCAGATTGATAACACTGTTACTGCCAATACCAGCCAGTATCACCTAACGCAATACGACGCCAACGGTCTGGTTACAGATGGAAGGCAAATTACTGCTGCTGACCTGCCTGCCGCCACTTCATCGGTAATCGGCGGCGTGTATCCCGGTAGCGGTCTGAGTGTATCGACCGGCCAACTTAATCACACCAATAGCGCCACTCCGGGCACCTACACCAAAGTTACGGTTGACGCACAAGGTCATATCACTACTGGCACGACGCTTGGCGCAGCGGATATTCCAAATCTTGATGCTGGCAAGATAATAACCGGCGAATTTGGTGCCTCGCGTCTTGCTTCTGATGCTGTAACGGGCGCAAAACTATCAGATGCTTCTACTGTTTTATTTGGTGGCGCAGGATCAACTGCTGGGATTGTTACATTTCCTGCGGCAGAGTTTAAGGGTCAATATTTCTGGGATGAATATCATGGTGACTTATATCTATGGTCAGGTTCTTCATGGCTGCCAGTTACAATTACCTCCGGCGAATTGATTTTTGCTGGTACCTATAATGCAAATACTAATTTAGTTGCCTCTACAACAACAGCCGGTTCCGCTGCTGGTTTTACAGCCGGAGCTGTTTTACCTGCCGCAAGTGAAACAAATAATCGTCATTATTTGGTAGTTAGTCAATCAGGAACTGGCTCTGGCAATGCACCTCCAGAGGCACTAGCGCCACCGGACATGATCTTGTCGAATGGTGCGACTTATGACCTGATCGATGTTTCTAATGCCATCGCCGGTCAGACCGCCACCAATATTAGCTTTACGCCATACGCCGGGCTGTCATCCACCAACGTACAGTTGGCGATTCAGGAGCTTGAGGATGAAAAACTCGCCAAAACTGGCGGCACCGTTACTGGCAACCTTGAAATTGGCACCACCGGCAGCCTGACATTTGAAGGCAGTACCGCCAACAACTTTGAAACTACGTTGGCGGTCACAGATCCAACGGCTGATCGAACAATTACCTTCCCTGACGCCACTGGCACCGTTGCCCTAAGCACGGATCTCGCCACGTACTTGCCATTGGCTGGTGGCACACTTACTGGCAACGTTACTCTTAATACACAATCTGATCTTCGATTTGCCGATGCAGATAGCAGCAATTATGTAGCACTTCAAGCTGCATCTACTGTTAGCAGCAATATAACATTCACGCTTCCAAATGCGGATGGCACTGCAGATCAAGTCTTAATTACTAACGGCTCTGGTGTTTTAAGTTTTGCTAGTTATCTCAAGAGCAGTGGTGGTGTACTGACGGGTGATGTGACTCTAAACGCGCAAAGCGATCTACGTTTTGCTGATGCAGATAGCAGTCATTATCTGGCGTTCCAAGCTCCGACGACTGTCAGCTCCAACATTACGTGGACGCTGCCAGCTACAGACGGCAGTAGCAATCAAGCACTGGTCACCAACGCATCGGGTGTACTGAGCTGGGCGAGTTTTGCCGCGTTGGCTACTGCTCAGACCTTTACGGCACAGCAGCGTGGGGCGATTACTGCTTTGACCGATGGTGCCACGATCACTCCAGATTTCAGCCTGGCAAATAATTTTTCGGTCACGCTCGGCGGTAACCGGACTTTGGCAAACCCGACCAATTTGACTGCTGGTGCTAGCGGTGCAATCTTTATCACGCAAGACGGCACGGGTTCGCGGACCTTGGCATATGGATTGGCGTGGTCCTTTTCTGGTGGTACGCCGCCGACGTTGACGACTGCAGCCAACGCGATTGACGTGCTGGTCTATACGGTACGAACGACAAGCGACATCGCAGCTACTCTGATCACCAACATCTCCTGATCCATGGGTGTCCCCGGTAACGCTGATCTGCTGCTGCTGCGTACTGCGGCTGCGGCTCCCGCCACCCCTGGCAGGAGCGTTCGGTTCAACGCACCGGATGGGGCGTTTCTCAGTCGCACGCCCGCTAGTGCGGGGAATAGGAAGACGTGGACGTGGAGTGGGTGGGTGAAAAGATCGGATCTAAC